CGCTTATCCAGCGACTCGATTGGGGTTCCCGTTTTCGGTTTTTGCTGCTTTGGCAGCTTGCTGATTAAAGAATTTGTGACCGCCATACGTGAAAAAATCAGGCTGTCGGCAGTGGTTGTTTCGCCCTCGGCGAACATGATTTTATCCGCAAAGCCCAGTTCAATCGCCTTGTTGGCGTTCATCCAGGTTTCAGCGTCCATGAGGTGGGAAAGTTTCGCGCGGGACAGCCCGGATTTCAGCTCGTAAGCATTGATGATGCTTTCCTTGACCTCGTCCAGCAGGGCTTTGGCACGGAGCATCTCCTCGCTGTCACCGATGGCGATGGTGGAGGGGTTATGAATCATCAGCATGGACACCGGCGACATAAACACATCACCGCCCGCCATTGCAATCACACTTGCTGCCGATGCCGCCAGCCCGTCAATCTTAACGGTGATCTTCCCAGTGTAGTCCATCAGCATATTGTAGATTTGCGCCGCCGCGAACACGTCACCACCGGGCGAGTTGATCCACACAGTGACGTTGCCTGCCCCTGCGAGAAGTTCATCCTTGAACATCTTTGGGGTTATTTCATCGCCCCACCAGGTTTCGTCTGAAATGACGCCGTTAAGATAAAGGGTGCGTTCCTCGGTGGTTTCATCCCTTACCCAATTCCAAAATTTCTTCATTGGCTGTTCGCCTCCTTATCATAAAAATTGCCCGCCTGTGACAGCGGGAGCATATTGCCGTTGACCAGATATAAATCGCCGCCTTCCTCGGTTGGAATGCGGTTCATATCCTCCAATTCGCGGATGTCGTTGGCTGACATCCAACCGTTCTGCCGCCCGACGGCATACCCGTTCATTCGGCTTTGGTAGTCGCCCCGAAGCAGACCGTCCAAATTGAACTTAATGAAAATGGACGTTTTCTCGGAGGGCAGAAGCAGCGACTGCTGAAGGCTCTGCTCCCAGCGCACCACCCACGGGTCGAGGGTGTATTTCACGAATTCCAGTGACTGCTGCTCGATATTAGAAAAGCTCGATTTCTCAAGGTCGCCCACCATATGGGGAGGGACTCTGAAAATTCGAGCAATCTCGTTAATCTGAAATTTCCGAGTTTCGAGGAATTGCGCCTGTTCGGGCGGTATGCTCATCTGGTGGAATTTGAGTCCTTCCTCCAAAACAGCCACCCTGTGAGCGTTCGCACCGCCAAACTGGGACTGCCAGCTTTCACGCAAGCGGTCGGCTTGCTCCGGCTTGATTACGCCCGGATGTTCCAATACGCCGCCGGGGTTTGCGCCGTTTGCAAAGAACGCCGCGCCGTAGTCCTCCGTCGCAAGAGCCATACCGATAGCGTTTTTCGCCATTGCTATCGGCGAGTAACCTATTAAGCCGTCAAAGCCAAGCCCCGGAATGTGAAGCACCTCGTCTTTCCGCAGCGTGATATATCCGCCTTTTGCATTCAGCCCGGCTTCATCAGCGTCGCGGTAATAGGTGTAGAGCAATTCTCCCGATTTGCTTCGGCTTACATCCATCTTGTTCGGGAGCAGCGGATAGAGGGCGATTGGCTGGCCGTTTCCGTTCCTGATTATCTGTGCGTAGGCGTTGCCGTAGATCAGCAGGTGTGCCATCAGTGTCTCACGGAACACGAACGAGGTCATTTCGCTATTAGGCTCGTCATGCAAAAGCCGATACAGCGGGTGGCGGGGAGTGCGCTCCTTGCCGCCATCACGGTTGTAGTGATAGACATGAAGCGGCAAGCCCGCGATGGATTCGGACAGAATCCTCACGCAAGCATAGACCGCGCTTGTCTGCATTGCCGTCCGCTCATTGACCGCTTTGCCGCTTGTCGTGCTTCCAAACAAAAAACCCAGAGTGCCGCCGGAGCGGTTCTTGGGACGGCGGCCGTCTTCCGGCTTATCTCTTGAACGAAAGAGTCCTGAAAATACACTCATATAAATAACAACCCCCTTTCCGAGTAAACACTGTCAGTAATGCCGCCGCCGATGGTGGCTCGGGCAAGCCCCATGATAAGGGCGACAACACCGTCGATTTTCTCGGTGGATTTCTTTTTATTGGGTTTGATGTTGCCCGCCGCATCCTGGTCGATGATGACATTACCCATGTTCCAGTCGAGGACGGGATGCCGCCCGTGGCATATCCTGCCTTCCATAACAAACTGGTAGAAGTCCTTGCTTGGAGGCGACATACTGATAAAGCCCTGCCCGAACGGAATCACCTCAAAGCCGTGTTCCGCGCCCAGTTCCTCAAGGTCGCGTCGGATTTTCTCCGCGCCATAGCGGTCATAGGCGATTTCCCTTATCCTGAACCGCTCGGACAGCTTGGCGATAAACGCCACGATATAGTCGTAGTCCACCACATTACCCTCGGTGGTGTTGAACACGCCCATCTTCTTCCACACCTCGTATGGCACATGGTCTCGGCGAGTGCGCAGGTCGATCACGTCCTCAGGCAGCCAGTAATAGGGCAATACTGTGTATTTCGTTTCTCCGCTTCCCGGTGGAAACACCAGAACCAGAGCGGTCAGATCGCCGGTTGACGAGAGGTCAAGACCGCAGTAGCAGTCCTTGCCTTCCATCTCATTTTCAAGGAACGCATGCGCCGTGGGCGAATTGGATGCAGCGTCACGCTGCCCGCAGGCATCCCATTTGTCCATAGGCATCCATCGGATATCGGCGTTGCACCATTCGTTCAACCTGAACTGCCTGAAGTGCATCTCCTCAGCGGGATTCTGCTTGGCTTGCTCGTAGGCGGCCTGCACGGTCTCAAACGGAATCGTCACGCCGATGGAGGGGTTCACTCTGCGCCAGACTGTTTCGTCTTGCCAATCGTCGTCCTCCTCGATACCGAAGACCGCAGGATAAAAGGCGGGGTCGATTTTGCTTCCGTCCATAACGGCTTTTGCCTTGCAATGAATTTCATAGCAGATGGAGGTTTTGTCCCTGCCTGCCGTGGTGATGAGAAAGTAGAGAGGCTGCCGTCTGGCGTCGCCCGTATACTTGGTCATTGTGTCAAAGAGTTCTCTGGTCTGCTGTGCGAAAAGCTCATCAAAAATAAGTCCAGATACGTTAAATCCCTGCTTTGACTTGGTTTCTGAGGACAGCACACGGTAGAAGCTGTTGGTGTGCGGGAAGATAATCCGCTTTGTGGAGGGCACGAGTTTAGACAGCTTTGCCAAATCGCCGCATTGCTCCACCATCGCCTTCGCGGTGTTAAAAACGATGCTTGCCTGGTTGATATCGGCGGCGCAGGAGTAGACCTCGGCTCCGGCTTCGCCGTCCGCGAACAGGAGGTAAAGGGCAATCGCCGCCGCAAGCTCCGACTTGCCGTTTTTCTTGCCGACCTCCACATAGGCGGTTCGGAACTGGCGGTAGCCGTCTGCGTCAACAATGCCGAAGATGTCACGAACAATCTGTTCCTGCCACGGCATGAGGTGGAACGGCTTGCCGTACCATTCGCCCGTGGTGTGTTTGAGCATTGAAATGAAACCCACCGCGAAATCCGCCCGCCGCTCGTCGTAGTGCGAGGTCGGCAGCATCAGCGGGGTGGGGGTATATTTGAAATCGCCCATCGGCGAGCCTCCTTTCATGGCATTAAAAAAGAGCCTTTCGGCTCGATAATAATCTATCTGTACGAGAGACAGCCCTGCCACACCGGTTCGGTGCTTGCGGGGTTGTCTTCGGTTGTTTTCGTGGTTAGTTGTACTTTTTGAGGATGATGGCGCAGACTGCCTTGACTTCGTCGGTGGCGGGTTCGATGTCCCAGCCCCTGTCGTAGTTGCAAAGGTCGCGGCTCTCGCCGACCTTGCGGATGGTCAGCTTACTCACTTTGCCGCCGTTAATGCCAAACTCCGAGCCTTCCTCGTAATGCTTGACCCAATATTTGTACTTCGTACCCGTCGTCGGGCTTGCGATAATGCCTTCGCTCCACATGGTATTGGTCCTCCTTACGGTCTGTGTTCCAGTCTGATGTCCTCACCCTCGAAGTGGGCGATGTAGCGGGTTTCGAACCGCTCGCCTGGAAGCTGGACAATTATTCGTAATTCGCCGTTTTCAAATGCTCGGTAGGTTCGCAGGATTTTAACTCCTTCGGGAAGCTGCTCCTCAATCTGTTTCCATTGTTTTTCGTTCATTTTCGTTTCCTCCGTTTGGTGTGTTTTCCCTTTCGGTAGTCACATATTAACTCTAAAAGCACACGATATCCAGGAAATTACGCGGTATATCCGGGCATAAACCACACGAATATTTAGGCTGTTATCGCCACTGGAATTGTGTAGTTTACAGCGTTATTCCTCGCCTGTGAGGATGAAGCGGACGTATTTGTCCCTATGCTCCTCAAGGAAAACCACCAGCTTGAAGAAATTCATTTCGTGGGCAATGCGCTGAACGGTGCGAGTGTCAAACATATTTGTCAGCCCAGTGTCGCGGATAGCCAGTATTTGCTTACGCACTTCATCTGTCATCGTCGCACCTCTGGCATAAATCCTCGCCGTAGACCACTTGGAGCGAACTCCCGTTGTCCCAAGCGACACCCAAACTACCGATATCATCAACATACCGCACGGTGCCTTTTGTTCCGATTGGCGGTGCCTGGGCATCGTCCATACGGAGAAGCTCCACACGGCAACCGACCGGATACTGCTTTCGGATACGCTCGACTGTTTCTCTTGAAGGAAAACTATTAATCATCTATGCCACCATCCTCACCGTTTGAGTTAGAGATGCCTTTTTTCTGTCTGTCCCTAAAAGAGCTGTTTCCGGAAAGATTGCGGAGCAGAATTTTGCGCTCCTGCTTATACTCATCGCCGATAAAGCCGAGGGAGAGAAGCCAGCACCGCATGGCGTACTTGGGATTATCCACCTCACGTTCCTTGGCGGTGACACGGTGTTTTTCCTTTGCCGCCTTACAAAGCTTTTCAACCAGCGTGGCGTAAGCTTTGACCGTGTCTCCGTCCAAATTATCGCTGAACCATGGGAATCTAAGCGTGTCGGCGGTCTGCTGAATCGGCAAATTCTCCGCACCGAGCACAGCCTTTAAAAGAGGAGCTTTGGCGTTTACCAGCTTGATGAGGTTGTCGAGCTTATCCGGCGTGAAGCCTGTGAGCGGCATTTCAATGACCAGATTGTCAGGCTCATCCGGTTCGGGAATATCGTCGCAAGTGAAATTTGTTTCACTTTTCGCATATCCGTTCTCACCTTGAAAACTCTCACGGCGGGTTCGCCCAAGCCCCAGTTCCTCTTCCTCGGTCATCGGAAGGCTCAGAAAATAATCGTCAATCTGTTTTTGCATTTCTGGAGTGAATGGAATTTTGGGGTCTGCGTACTGTCCGGGGTGGTGCTGGTCGATATCCGAAAATTCGTCAAGTGCGCCCATACCTCCAAGCCCACTCTCGTAAGTGTAGGGGTCGTCGTAGTGACGGCTGTCGCCGTCTGCGTCAAATCCTTGTTGGTGGAGTGCATCCTCCAAGTCGAGGTTGTCGGTACCCGTGAGCGTCCGCCGACCTCATAGGCGAAAGTTGGGGCTCCGAGGTACTTGGTCGGGGCGTTAAGAATGGTGCTGATTGCACCGACCAGTGATTTGCGTTCGTTGCCTGTTGCGTTGTAGCAGAGTTTCATGGTAAATCCTCCGTTTTTGCTTGATTTCAAAGGTTTTTCAGCCCTTCGCTGTATCACATATTCGCTCTAAAACACTTATATATCAAGCGTTATACGCGAATATGTGACACAAAGATTCAGGCACAAACACGGCTTACTTCCGGCTACTGTACACAATTCCGCCAAGGACGAACACCACACACGGGAGCGCTACGCCGTTGCCCCACATCTTGTATTCGGCAGCGTCGGAATGCGGGCTTTGCAGCCATTTGATAATTTGCTTTCTGCTCTTGGTTTTCGTGGACGTACCTATGATATTGCGGTGCGTCTCCCAGACCTCTGCCCAAAATACAATGTCCTCCTCGGTAGGATTGGACGTTTCAAGACCAGCGCACCAATCGGGCGGAAAGCCTTGGAGCAAGGCGCACTCGGTCGGTGTGAGTCTGCGGACGACATAGGGCGGTCGGCTGACCACCGGCGGGTCTTTGTAGTCCCGCGCTTGCAAGCAGGGAGCTTTTTCTTCACAAGTCTGGGTGAACTCACCTGTAGTCATCGTGTACGCGACGGCATGGCGGTCCGCGGTATCGAGTGTAAAACTCACATCCTGCTTTACGCCGCTGCCCTGCGGGCCGTTCTTGTTTTTGCGCCCGATCATGGAACCTTGTACCGCAATCACAGCAACGCCGCCTTGATTACAGCCGGGATTTCCTCCGTTTGCATCAATGGTGCGAGATGTTGCCGCTTCATAAATTCCACTGTGGGGATTGTCTGACAGCATGGAATTGCTTTTGTCGGAACAGATGCCGTAGGCGGTCATTACCATCGGGGTATTGCCGCCGCCCGTACCCATGCGTTCCGAGAGCGTCTGCACAATGCCGTCTTCGGCAATCTTCATTCTGGAGTCGGCGGGATGGTTT